AAAGCCTCTTGTTCCTTGGTGCTATCTTCAACAGCTTGTGCTGCTTTTTCGTCAGTTTCATTCATAGCATCAATCTTTTGGTCTTTATTTTCCTTTATTGCATCTACTGTATCTTTTGCATTTTTTTCGAGTGCATTTTTTGCAGCTTCTGTTGTTTGTTCAATGGCATTTTCCGTATTCCCGCCATTTAGCATTTGCCATATATCAGCAAAATCATCACCCATTTCTTCAGCCATACGCTTGTAATCAGTACCATAGAAATCATTTATGGCTTTATTTGCCTTGATATCACCAGCCATAAGCATTGCCGCATATTTTTCTTGAGCAACGTCATCTCCGCCCATTGCACCAAATTGATATAACCCCATCATCTCATCCAAGTATTGACTTGGGTCTTGATGTTGTAATATTGCAGCTTGATATTGTCGCTCTGCTTGTTCCACCGTAGGTTGCATTTTTTCATATGCTTCTTTTACTACTTCTTTTTCAGCAGTATCTCCGATGTTCATTGAGTGTTCCAATTCACCTTT